CGCCAATCAACACATGCGGCGTATGGCCGTGCGCCTGGGCAAGCTGAACTCGGCGATAGATACGGCCTATAAATGTCTTGAGGCTGCCGGACTACAGAAAAGGGTGAGCAAATGACACACGGGAAATTGGCCGAACGGACGGACGTGTTTGACGTGGCGCCCATCCGGGATGGACTGGTCGAGGTGACGCATTTCCGCGTCACGCGGCCCCGCAACAGCCACCGGTGTGCGGAGTGCGGAGCTCTTGCAAATTACCTCAACAAGCTGACAGACCTTGCCGGAAACCCGGCCAACATCTGCAACGTTTGCCGCAGAAAGCTACTCGCCAAACCGGCGACGGCATGAAAGGAAATGATATGAAACCACGTAAAACCACCGACCTGATGCCCCCTGGCAATCATATCGCTGGGATGTTTGACAGCCGCAGAATGCCAAGGCTGGGCAAGGTTCGCTTGGGCCACCTCGTGCCCAACGCGAGCGGCAACGGCCAGCATCCAGAAGAGCTTCCGTATTTCAGGTTTGACGATGAAACCTTGGAACGCTGGCCCACAATCCGCGAACTGTACGGTGACGAACCCACCCGCCTGGACGTGTGTTTCCCAGCCGAGGACAACCACGCGAATTTTGGTCAGAACTACAAGCTATATGGCCATAGCGGCCTGAAGTGCAGGGGCGACGGCAGCACCGCTTACCGCCGCTACTGCTCAAAATGCCACGAAATGAGCTGCCAATGTCACGCGCCGACACAGTACGAGATTGTGCCCTGCCCGTGTGACCTGCTCGACCCGGATCTGACGCCAAACGCCAACAATCGATGTTCGCTTGTTGGGACGATCCGGTTTTTCCTGTACAAAATCACCATGGCCGGGGTGTTTGAGATTACCACGGGGAGCAAAAACAGCGTGGTCGATGTTCTGTCCGGCATGGATATGGCCCGCGCCATTGTGGGCCGACTCGCCAACGTCCCCGCCGTGCTGGAACGCAAACCCATGACCGTCCACCCCAACGGGCGCACAGCCACAAAGCACACGCTCAGCCTGCTGCTGCCAGACGAGTTGGCGCAAGTGGAACGCATGCTGAACGAGCCGACCGCACGGGCCTTGTTTGCTCTGCCGCCGTCGCGAGACGAGGCGCAAGATTATCAGGAGTTGACCGGGCGCGCGCTGCCGCCCCCCGCAAACTATGACGCGGAAACAGGCGAGGTGTTTGAACCGGAACCCCCTCCGCGATCCGTGAACGCTGAACCGGTCGACGACATGCCCCCGGAAAACACGCGCGAGCCGGACGCGCCAGGCCGTGCCGCAGCGTGTGCGACACAGGGGGAGGAGCCTGGACCTCCCCCGTCCGCCGGTGAACCAGCTTGCCCGAAGTGTGGCGGGGAAATGTGGGACAACCGCGACCGCCGCGAACAGGCCCAAGCCGAGATCGCAGCCGGAACCCGGACAGCAAAAGCGCCGCCCGCGTGGAAGTGCAAAGACAAGGAATGCGGTGGCGTTTTGTGGCCGTCCGACCCGGACGAAAATAAAAGCCCGACCGCGCCCGCCGCGAACGACGAGCCGCAAGCGCCCGCGCCACCCGCAGAGCCAAGCGCGAGGCCCACGCCAGCGCCACCCGCAGAGCCAAGCGCGAGGCCCACGCCAGCGCCCAGCGCAATGCAGCAACTCAAAGTTGACATCAACCGCCAGATGATCGCTGAGCAGATTCCGGCAGCACAACGCGGGGAAAAGCTCACCGTCGTCCTGGACGCCCACTATCTGAAAAACACACTGGAAGAGCTCACCAGCGGGCAGCGTGACGGACTCGCGCAACTCGTGTCAGACAAGGCAGTCACGTGGACCACGGGTGCCGTGGAGGATATTCCGTTTTGACGCACACACCAGAACAGGAGGGAAGCATGAACATCATTGAAGTGAATGTTGCCGCAGGCCGCACGATCCCGGACCCAAAAGAGAAATACCGGATGCACCGGACGGACGTCACGATCAAAGCCACTCTGGCCGACGGCGAAGACGTAGACACGGCCACGGTTCGACTGCTGAACATGGTCGAAGAACGCCTGGACTACCACGAAGAGGCGTTGACAGGGCAGCGGCCCGCGCCCCGTAAACCCACACCCGAGCCCACGACAGACGGGCCGTGGTGACGCGCTTCAGAAAACTTCAGGAGGGAGGCAGGACAGCATGCGAATCGCGATAGGAGCCGACTTACATTTGGAGGACCGCCACCTGGCCGAACGGGGCGGGGCTTGGCGCATGATGTACGACTGGTGTGCAGCAAACGACGTTCATGTCATCGGCCTTGCGGGTGATACATGGCATAGCCCGTTTATTTGCCCGCACAGACGCGCCACCGTGGGCCAGGTTGTGGAGGAGTTTACCGCGCCCCGGGCGGCAAAACCCATCCCCATCATGGCCATCCCCGGCCAGCATGACCAGGGCACGGGCGATGAAACCGACAGCCTGTCCATCTTGAGAGGCCAGCCCGGTATCACGGTTGCCGACGCGCCCGGCGCACACACACAGGACATATGCTGGCTTTGCCTGCCGTGGTGTAGCCCGGCCCACATGATGATCATAGACAAATACAGACGCATGAGCCCGGAAGATGCCCACGCGGCCTACACGCAGCTGATTGACTCCGCGTTGGCGATGTTGCGCAAAGCCGCAGACACAGCCAGAGCGGCAGGCGTCCCGTCAATCCTCATGGGCCATTGCGTGGTGTCAGGCACAACCACGGCCAGCGGGTTCAGTCTGAAAAGCAACACGTTTGAGCTCACGCCTCAGCAGCTTGAAAGCGTAGGCGCGGACGTGATTGCGCTGGGCGATTGCCACCGCCGCCAGGGGTATTACGTGGGCGCGCTTTGCCAGCACAACTTCGGCGACGATGGCAACCCGTCAGGATTCCGCGTCATCGATTTTGATGGCGGCAAAGTTGTTGCCGATCGTTTCGTTGAGTTGGACACCCCGCGCTATTTCACCGTTGCCAGCGAGCACTACAACCCAGAGACCACGCGGCCGCAGGATCATGTGCGGATTGTAGGGCAGACGCGGCCTACGTTTGAGCTCGCGCCCAACGCGGTATTTCAGCCCACGCCCGCGCCGGTCGAGATTCACAGCCGAACCGATGAGGTGCTGACGGGCGACACACCGATCCCGGCGCTGCTTGCCGCTTGGCATAAGGCCACGGAGTGCGAGACTCCGCTTGAGTCACTGCAAACCGGAGCGGCCAAGCTGGCGCTGGATACACAGGTTGAGGCCACGAGTGGGGCCCTCGGGTGTATCCGCAGCATCAACCGGATCAAGCTCGTTAACATCGGCACCCACAAAGGCTATAAAGTCGTTCTGTCTGACTACCCAGGCCTGACAGGGCTTTGCGGGCACAACGGCGCTGGCAAGACCTTCCTGGTCGAGGCGTTCTTTGCCGCGATCTTTGGCGAGTTCCCCAGCCGTCCTGGCCGGTTGATGGACCAAATTACCACGGGCGAAACCAGCGGAATGATTGCGGTTGAGCTTGAGCGCGAACCCGGAGAGATTGTCAACATCCGCCGCGAGTTGAGCCGGTCGAAATCTGGCAAGACCGCCAGTCAGAAGGCGTTTATCACCCGCTCCGGCAAAGCGCTTGCCGGACCTTTGAGCAGCGACGTGGACGCCAAATGCCGCGAGTTGTTTGGGGATTCCGCGTTGATGCTGGCGAGTGTGTTTAGCGCTCAGGGCCAGAGCGGCGACCTGGTCGACGCAGCGCCACGCGAACGAAAGGAATTGCTGGCCAAGTTGCTTGGAACCGAACGCCTTGGCCGCCTGCGCCAGGACGCCAAGGAGGCGGGCCAGAGCGTCACGGGCGAAGCAGCCATGCTCCGGCAACGGATTACCGATCTGGAGCTTGAGAGCGCAGGCATTGACACGGTCAGAGAAAACCTTGCCGAATGTAATTATCACATTGCCAACGACGAGAAGCGTATTGACTCGCAAGCTGACGCGCTGGCAGCGATTGCGCAACGCGAGGCCGAACTGAACCACGCCGACGAGGCGCGCCAAGCGCTTTTGGCGCAGATCACCACACTCAAGGCCGACCTTGCCGACGCCGAAACCCTTGGGCCCAAACTGAACGGCCAGGTTACCGAGTATCAGGGCATGCTGGCAAATCGCGGGGCGCTGGAGGCCGAAGCAGCCAAGGCCCCTGGCCTTGAAAAGGAACTACAGGCGATCAGGACCCAGGCAGACGCATACCGAACCAAACGCGACGAAGACACCAGCGAAATAGGAGAGCTCAAGGACAAGCGCGACGCGCTCCGGGAATTTGTACGCGAAGCCGTGGCCGAAAGACAACGGAAAACCACGAAGAAATACCAGGAATGCGCCAATCAACTAGCGGCCATAAATAAGAAGCAGAGCGCGAGACAAGGGCAAACCCAACTGGCGCTGGCGCAAGCCAAGACCAAACTTGCCGACCTGCAAAAGCAAGCCGCGCTTATGGAACGGATACCGGGCGCGCCCGAGTGTGCGCAATGTCCGCTCACGGAATCGGCCCGGCAGGCCCGAGACGGTATTCCTGGAACCGAAGCCACGCTTGCAGAGGCACAGCGCGAATCAGACTTAGCGAAGACGTATCTGGCCGCAGAGCAAATGGGATATGAAGACGACCTCAAAGCCCTTAGCAATGTCACAATCACCGCCGAAAGCGTAGCACCGGAAATGGTAGCCGAAGGGAAAGCGCTTACTGCCACCATAACCAAAATGGAAGCCGAACGCGCCGCGGTGCCGGTGGCGCCAGACGCAACCCCAACCGAAACCGCGCTGCAAACCGTCCGCAAAGCCGAGGCTGAACTTGCAGGACTGTCAGGCGTACAAGCCAGCCTGGACGCGGTAAAAAGCCGACTCAGCCAACTTACTGCCGCACTCGATAGCCAGAGGCAGAAGCTTGCCGAGTTTGAAACTCGCCTCAGTGGCATGGTGGATTTGAGCGCGACCCGTGACACGTTGACCGCCGACAAACTACGGATCACATCCGTAGTCTCTGGCGCGACAAAGAGCAAAGAAACGCACATCGAGGAACGTGGCGCATTTACTGCCAAACTCGCAGCACTGGAAACGCTGAACGTCAGGAAATGTGAAGCCGAGTCTAAGCTTTGTGACATTGCCGAGGCCGCCGCAGTCTACGAAACGCTACAGCAGGCGTTTGGGCGTGACGGTATCCCCCAACTCGTGGTGGACTCTGCCCTTCCCATGTTTCAAGACATCCTGGCCGACCTGTTGAGCGAGTTTGACGGGCGTTGGGCAATCCACATCCAAACCGTAGGAGCCACCAAAACCGGCGATTCCCGCGAGGTTTTGAACATTTTGGTTGACGATGGCGCGGGCGTCCGCGACATCTCGACCTATTCAGGCGGAGAGAAAAAGCTACTCAGGGCCGTGCTCCGAATCGCGTTTTCCGCGCTCCAGGCGCAACGAAGCGGCCGACGTCTCGAAGTGTTTATTTTCGACGAGGCGTTTGACGCTCTGGACGAAGACAACGCAGCTCGTATGTTGTTAGTTTTTGAGCGCTTGGAAAAGTGGTTTAGGCAGATAATCATCATCAGTCACAACAGCGAATTGTTGGCCGGACTGCCAAGCGTCATCCGAATTGAGGCGGCGTAAAACCTTCGGAATGTGGTGGCGCGGTTGGGTTCGTAAGATGGCCCGCCGGGTGGTCCGGGCCGCGCCACAGAGGAAAGGGAATGATCGATGAATCTTGACGTATTTTGGTTCTGCGAAAGAGATTGCAAATGCCAATAGTTAGGCCGAGCGAACTGGAAACGGGCAAGTGGTGGGACCGACCGTGGAGCCTGGTTGACGGGTGTACGGCGGTGAGTGAGGGTTGCGCGAATTGTTGGAGTCGGGACATTGCGCGACGGTTCAAAAAGGACTGGACGCCAAAATTCCGAGACGACCGGCTGGATATCCCGCTGCGGCGCAAAAAGCCGACCGTGTGGGCCGTGTGGAATGATTTGTTTCACGAAGACGTGAGCAACGCAGAGATAGCTGCAGCGTTTGGCGTCATGGCGGCGTGCCCACAACACGTTTTCATGGTTCTGACCAAGCGGGCCGAGCGGTTGCCGGAGTGGTTTGCGTGGGTGGGTGAACAGAGCGTTTCCTGGCCGGACCCCACTTATTATTGCATGGCGAACACTTCACCAGAAGGGAAGGGACTGGATATTGACGGTCAGTTTACGGTCATGGACTCGGAACATGACAATGGCTGGCCGCTTCCCAACGTGGCCCTTGGCGTGACGGCTGAGAATCAGCATTGGGCGGATATCCGCGTTCCCCACCTGCTGCAAACACCTGCCACATACCGATTCGTGAGCTACGAGCCCGCGCTGGGGGCGGTGGGTTTTATGGACCCGTTTTATGGGTTTCCAGACCTCGACCTCATTATTGCGGGCGGCGAGAGCGGACCCAAGGCGAGGCCGAGCCACCCCGATCGGTTCAGGTCCGTTCGGGACCAGTGTGCTGCCGCTGGAACGCAATTCCTGATGAAACAAATGGTAGTTGACGGCAAAATGCGCAAACATACCAACGAACTTCCACCCGACCTCAGAATAAGGGAATGGTTCAATGCGTAAACGTGGACCCGTAAGCAGAACGACGCGTTACCTGCGCACACGTGAAGCTAAGGCTCTTGGGTGCGACGTAGAGCAACTTCCAGACAAAAGGGGGTCGAACACAAAAGCCTGTGGACAAAACCACGGGAGGTGGAACACTGGCAAAATCGTGTCAAGCGGCGGCTATCCAAAAATTCGAGTTGGTAAAGAACACCCGCTTGCGGACCCCAACGGCTATGCGTATGAACATCTCCTTGTGTGGGTGTCCGGGGGAAAACAGGCGTGAGCGGGTACGCGATTATACCGGGAAACGTACTGGAAGCCATGGCCGACATGTCGTCGGCTACGGTCCGCGTGGCCGTGGCAATCGCCAGCTACATGCCAGGACTGCAAGGATCGTGCCATCCGAGTGCCAAAATGCTTGCTGGTAAGGCTGGCGTATCACAACGTCAGGTATTTAGAAGTATTTCCGATCTTGCGGAACGAGGTTTGCTTGAGGTCGCGGCCGGGGGAAATCACGGCCGGAAACACGACACCAATATCTACCAATGGCAGCGTTTAGGTGTGACACCCACGTCATACCTAAACAAGGTACGGTGTGACGCCCAGGTCATACCTAAAATTTTTAGGTATGACAAAAACGGCGATTTAGGTATGACACCCGTGTCACCCTCGTTATTAACATCACCATTAACATTACCAGGGGAGGATGTTAATGCGCACGCGCAAGAAAAGCCTGAAACACACTACACCACCAATCCCCCCCCCCCTGATTTAGATCATCTTAAAACGAACAACCTCATCAAAGAATTCATGGCCATGGCAGATTGGGACGGGACGGACGCCAAGCCAAGCGATCACATAAAAAAAACTTTGAAAAAATATTCTGCTGAGGAGGTTTACTCCGAGATTGAAAACATTCGGCCCGGTGACAAACCATGGGACATTGACAATCGGCTGACATGGAAACGAAGAAAAAACCAACGAAAGGGCACGCGGTGACACAAGATCAACTAAGCGAAATCATCACAGACGTATTGGCGCCACGGTGGCCGAAAGTCACCGACAAATGGACGCCCGCCTTCCAGGCCCAGACGATGTATCACCAATTCAAGGAATTTCGGTATGCGGCCGCGAAGCATGCGGCCCAGGATTTGGTGTTAGGTCGATCGGCTTTACCCACGCCCCTGGTCTGGATCACCGCCATCAAGGATCTGTACAAGGCCAGGGGAGAGGCGTCACGGGCTTCAGCGCACGTTGACTGCCCAGACTGTGGCGGCAGCGGTTTGATTGCCGTGGCGGCCCCCATACGTGTCTCAGACGGCGTCAGGGTTGTTGGGTGGGGAGAAGCGCTGCACCCGTTGGATGAACGCCCCGCAGGATATTACGACGTGGTGATGCCGTGCAGTTGTGATAATGCGCCCGCGGGACACGGCAACGTCAACGGCCACACGCGCAACGCTGTCATTCTAACTCTGGCGAAGTTTGAACTGGATCACGGCATCACGGGCAGCGACCGGGACGCGAGCCCCGAGGCATGGGCAAACTTCATGGCCGACCTGGAGCGTATGAACATTGTACGGATTTCGGGGGGGGCCACTGACACAGGGACACGACGGCTGGAAATGCTGGATCAGGCCAGGGAACTGATGGCCGAACCTTCTGAATCACCTGAGTTGGCTGCCGTTGGGGCAGACGACGACCCGTATAATCTGCCGTTTTGATAGGAGATAGAACCTATGCCATACCCAAAGAACCGTTACGCAAACAAATACCGAGAGAAAAAGGGCTGTATTGCTCTCGCCCGCGAAGCCCGTGACTCGATCAGTGACGGGGCCATATCCGAACCGCCAGCACCTAGAACAGCCGTGGCTTTGAGCGACGACGTCAAATACGCGCTCGTCAAACTCGTGATGCTGGATCGTGCGCTTGCCTTGATCTGCCGAGACGATAAACGCATTGCACTACTCAACCGGGCCGAAGATGAACTGAAGGGGAAGGTATGAAAATTCTCGCGCTGGACCCGGGAAACGTGCGAACCGCCTATGTGGCCTATGACACGGAAACCCACCGAGTAACCAGCAAAGACCTCGCGGACAATGAAACCATCAAGCAGGTTGTTGCGGACGGCAGAGGTTGCGACCTGTGCGCAATCGAGATGGTTGCCTGCTATGGCATGGCCGTTGGCGCGACCGTGTTTGACACGGCTCGTTGGGTTGGGCGGTTTCAGGAGGCATGGCGCGGGAGTACCCCGGCAGTGCTCGTGTACCGTCGCGAGGTAAAGCTTGCCGTGTGCGGCCAATGCAAAGCCAAAGACTCAAACATCCGGGCTGCGTTGATGGACCTCTTCCCAGCGACAGGCGGGGGCAAGACCCCGGCCGTGGGGACGAAGGCGCAGCCGGGCCCGCTGTATGGATTCAAGGCAGACCTTTGGGCGGCCCTGGGAGTGGCCGTCACTTTTGCGGACAGCATCGGCGCGCGTCCGCTGTATGGCAGAGAAAGGAGAGCAGTATGACGACAGCAACGCAGACGGTAGAGCCGGAACAGCAGCAAATGCCCGAGGGCGTTGGGCCTGACGGTGAGGCGATTGAGCCTGATCCGCATAGTATACAGGTGCCCGCTTGGGAACGCGTGTTCAACGCGGCTGCATTGCGTGGGGAGATGGTAGCAGCCATGGAGCGGCTGAAGGATCTCACCAAAACGGCAAAGGCGCTCGTGGAATCGCTTGACGCGCTCGAACTTGAACAGTCTAGCCGTGGGCAATCCGCGCAAAAAATGCTGGACTTCAAGGATCTGGAGAGCGCGGACTATGCGGTCCAGCGTTCGCTCGTTGAGCGGTGGCTATACTCGCTGACAACGGCAGAGATGCTACTCGGCATGCCCTCCGATCGATGGAAAACCGTTGAGCTGATTGTTGCCCTGTGCCTGAAGGACATCCGCGCGGCCAAGTAACCGGGCGCCCAAGGGGCGGGTGTAAGCCCGCCCTTTGGGTCCTTCCTGGCCCTTTTTGCTTGTTTCGGGCCAGGGAAGTAGGCATCAAAGACTACAAACTTTCTTTTCGGGAGTACCTGTATGGTGGATGATCCACTCACTTCGCTTCTCATTGACGCCGCACTCGGGACCGGGCAGAGCCTCGAGGGCGACATGCCCGAAGGCTGCTCTGTGAAGATTTCGCCAAAGATACGCCTTCAAAATATGCTGAAACAAGAACACCTTCAAGACGTCATGGATAGCGTGCCTTTGCCGGGAGAATCAGTCCATGTCATTTCAAACGCCCGCTATGATTTTTGGACCTGGGTCCCCGTAATCATCGGGTGGCTTGGCAAGGCAGACCATCTTTGGGCATCCACTTGGGTGATAAATCGCCAATCGGTCATCGAACTTTTTGAGCTATACGACGCCGGGAAAATTGCTCCCGGCTATGTCGCCGTCGCAATCCAGCGATGGGCAGACGCAACTGGCAAGACACCAAAACTGATTGAGGGCTAACGCTGAATGGCTAAATCCCTACAGCAACTTATCGATCAGGCGAAACTCGACCCTAGGAGCCTGACACCTGCGGAAATAACGCAGCTCAAGCGCCTGGGTGACACTTCATCTGCCGCCGGGATGCGACAGCGCGACAGCGCAGCCCGCCGGTCACGGGATGCCTCAGCCTCTGTAAAAGAGATTGGCGCCATACCGCCAGTCCAAAACCCGGAACGCAAAAAAGCCGCGGGCGAATCGTTCAAGCTCTACTGCGAGACGTACTTTCCAAATCGCTTTTTTCTCGGCTGGTCCACAGATCATGACGTTGTTCTCAGCAAGATTGAATTGGCTGCCCGGCGTGGCGGTTCGTTTGCCGTCGCCATGCCGCGTGGCTCAGGAAAAACTACCATTTGCGAGGTCGCCGAACTATGGGCAACGTCCTATGGATATCGCAAGTACGGCGTCCTAATTGGCCCGACCGACGACCTGGCAAAAACAATGCTCATGTCCATACGCGCCGAGGTCGAAGACAACGACCTGTTGCTGGCGGATTTCCCGGAAATTTTTTACCCCGTCCGCTGCCTAGAGGGCGTAGCCCAACGATCGAACAGCCAAACCTACCAGGGCAACCGAACACATATGCGCTGGGGCGCAGACGAACTCGTGTTCCCCATGATTCCAGGGTCCGTGGCCTCGGGCGCCATTATCACTGTGGCCGGTTTGACCGGACAACTTCGCGGAATGAAGCGCACCAGGCACGACGGCCAGAACGTCAGGCCAGATTTTGTTTTGCTTGACGACCCGCAGACCGCCGAAAGCGCCTGGTCACCTCAACAATGCCTGAGCCGGGGTAGAATCATTGCCCGCGACGTGGCGCGCCTTGCGGGCCCAGGCGTCAAACTCACTGCCGTCATGCCCTGCACAGTGATACGCAAAGACGACCTCGCTGACGAATATCTTGACACTGAACGACACCCGGAATGGCGCGGTGAGCGCACAAAAATGCTGTATGCCTTCCCAAAGAACATAAAAATGTGGGAGGGCGAATATGACAAGCTACGTCGTGCAGACCTCAAGAAGTTTGGATTTCTGAAAACAGCAACCGAATTTTACAAGGCCAACCGCTCCAAAATGGACGCGGGCGCCCATGTCGCGTGGGAAGCCAACTTTGAGGAAGACGAACTCACAGGTATTCAGCATGCCATGAATCTGTACCTGACAGACTCCGCAGGTTTTGCCGCTGAATGCCAGAACGAGCCCGTTGACGAAACCCTAGTTGAAGGCGACCTGACCGCCGACGATATCGCGGCCAAAATCAACAGACACGCCAGGGGCGTTATGCCGCTCAACACCACCACGCTCACGGCCATGATCGACATTCACGATAAACTTTTGTATTACGCAGTCTGCGCCTGGGGCGAGGGTTTCACTGGCGCCGTCATCGACTATGGCGCGTGGCCAAAGCAATCGCGCCGCCAGTTCACCATGCGCGAGGCGCGTGGTACGCTTCGGCGCTCCCTACCAGGGGCCGGGCTCGAAGCCGCCATTACTAACGGATTGACCAAACTGACAGACGAAATCCTGGGTAGAGAATGGCGACGTGACGACGGCGCCATTTTCCGTGTATCCCGTTGCCTGATTGATGCCAACTGGGGCCAAACGACTGACGTCGTGTACCAGTTCGCCCGGCAGAGCGCCCATGCGCCAATTATCCTGCCGAGTCATGGTAAGGGCATCACGGCCAGCAACAAGCCAATGGGCGAATACGACAACAAACCAGGCGACCGGGCCGGGTTCAACTGGCGAATTCCTGCAAAGCGCGGCCGCCGTGTTGTCCGGCACATCCAGTTTGACACAAACTTCTGGAAGTCGTTTCTACGCTCCAGGCTGCTTGTGCCGATGGGCGGCCCTGGTAGCATCAGCCTCTATGGTTCAAAGCCAGAAGACCACCGCATGCTGGCCGAACACCTTGTCGCTGAATATTTCGTCCGCGTCGAAGGCCGCGGCCGAACCGTTGACGAATCAAAGGAGCGCCCAAACCACCCAGACAACCACCTCCTTGACTGCATGATTGGTTGCGTCGTGGCCGCCTCAATGGAAGGCATCAAACTTCACGGTCAGGACGGACAAACGCGCCGGAAAAAATCAGGGCTGAACATGCAACAACGCCAACAGGCAAAATTGCGGGAGAGGGGCTTGCTATGAAAAAGCAGAACGTTGACGATAATGGGCGTCTTTGTTGCAGACGGTGTGGATGCTCACACCTGCCCGTGGTTCAAACGCGGCAGCGCAATGGCAGAATTGAACGGCAGCGCGGATGTCGCCATTGCGGGCTGCTATTCTGGACCTACGAACAATAGCTACGTTTTACCTCCCATCGGCCAACAAAAAACATCCTTGCAGTAAAAAACCCCGGCCAAAACTAAGAAAGTGACACATCTGTCACTTTTTACTACTATTTGACAGAAAGTGGATTGACAAAGAAAACTGACATTGTAGAATTTAGATAGAGAATCAACCGGACTTCTAAGAAAGTCGGCCTGGCGGGGCCACCACCTGCTGGCCGACTTTCTGTTTTACATGCAGCGCTGGCCTGGCGGGGCCGCCACCCCGCCTAGCTGGCGCTGTTTGTTTTTGGACGGCAAGCACATGACCGAAGCGCTTGACTCGACCATCGAAGAAGCCGCAGCCGCACCAAAAAGCGCCAAGGGCGACCAGGGGGAAATGGAAGCCCACCCGCTCAAAGACCTCGTTGAAGTGGATAGATACCTCGCATCAAATCGTGCAGTCGCCAAAGTGCACAAGGGCATGCGCTTCAACCAACTCAAGCCGCCGGGCACAGCCTAATGGCAAACAGCATCCTTGACCAATACGGCAAGCCCATGACGCAGGCTACAAAACCTCGCGTCAACCACGCGGTCCAGGCCAAATACGACGCGGCCCAAACCACCACTGACAACGTGCGCCACTGGTCGAACGCAGATGAACTGAGCGCCGACGCATCAAACTCCCTGAGTGTTCGCAAGTATCTGCGCAAACGTGCTCGATATGAGGTTGCAAATAACTGCTATGCGCGCGGAATAACCCAGACAGTAGCCAATGACACCGTTGGCGTGGGCCCTCGACTGCAACTCCTGACGCCCGACAGCAAGGCCAATTCGACGTTTGAAGCCCTGTTTATGGGTTGGGCTCGTCAGATTCACCTTGCCAGCAAACTCCGAACGATGGCAAAGGCTCGTATTTGTGACGGTGAGGCCTTTGCCCTTTGGGTAACCAACCCACGGCTTTCAGGTCCAGTCAAGCTTGACCTCAAGCTCATTGAGTGTGACCAGGTCACAACCCCAGACCTCGCGTTTGACGCCACGAACGCGGTGGACGGCATTGAATTTGACGCGTTTGGGAATCCGTTTAAATATCACGTCCTGCGAGAACACCCCGGCTCAGACTCAATTATCGGCTCTACCAAATATGACCGGATCGTCGCGGATCATGTGATTCATCTGTTCCGCGAAGACCGCCCCGGGCAACACCGAGGCGTACCTGAAATCACGCCTGCGCTTCCCCTGTTTGCCCAACTCCGCAGGTTCACACTCGCGGTTCTGGCCGCTGCTGAAACCGCCGCCGACTTTGCAGCCGTTTTGGAAGCCACCGCCGCTGGGTCATCCGACGATTATGACGAAGACGACGACTTCAACGTCATGGCGCTCGAAAAGCGCATGATGACCACCCTGCCCGCTGGCTACAAGCTCGGCCAAATCCGGGCAGAGCAGCCGTCCACCACATACCAGATGTTCAAACGCGAGATCGTGACCGAAATCGCCCGCTGCATGAGCATTCCCTACAACATCGCTGCCTGTGATTCCTCCGATTACAACTACGCTTCTGGCCGCCTCGACCATCAGACCTACGACATGCAGATAGGCGTTGACCGCTCTGAGATTGACGTTATCGCGCTTGACTCTGCCCTGTATCAGTTTACCCGCGAAGCGTCACTGGTCGAGGGTTTCCTGCCGCAGACTTTCCGAGTTATCAATCCCTCCATGCCACACCGCTATTTTTGGCCGCGTCGCCCGCATGTTGACCCGCTGAAAGAAGCCAATGCGGCCCGTGTTCTCAAAGATGCCGACCTGCTGAATTACGACACGTTCTACGCGTCGAATGGCCAGGACTGGGAAACACAGCGATTGCAGCGATACAGAGAACGCCAATTCGATATCGAGCAAGAGAAAAAACTTCCCCAGCCTGCCACGCAGGAGGAACCCGCCAAATGAACCAATTCCCCCCGATTCTCGCCGCCCGCAAATTGACCGAGCGGCCGCTCGATCTGACCGGCCCGGTCGAGTTTGCAGATATCCAAGCCGCCGCAGGCGAAGAAAAGACGCTCAAAACCTTTTCAATCAAAGCCTACACCGGGGGCGCGATGCTCATCGCGTGGTGGCCCTACCCCGTCGTGATTGACCTGGCCGGAGTCAAGCCAGCGGCGAAGAGCATAGCAGTTATCAAAGACCACATCCCAAGCCTTGTCGTGGGCCACACCACCGCAGTTGAAATCACAGACAACCGGATTACTGCCAATGGCGTTGTGTCTGGCGCGGGGACCGTTGCGCGCGAAGTCGCAAGCTCCAGCGCCAACGGCTTTCCCTGGCAAGCGTCCGTTGGTGTCAGGACTACCAAGGTTGACTTTATCTCCGAGGGGCAATCCGGCGAATGCAACGGCCAGAAATTTGACGGCCCGATTTATATCGCTCGCAAGTCGCAGTTGTACGAAATCTCGTTTGTCACGTTTGGCGCGGACGACAAGACTTCCGCGCGTGTCGCGGCTTCCGCCGCCAACCAGCAGGAGGAGTTCGATATGCCTTTTGAGAAGTGGCTACAAGCCAAGGGCTTCACGCCCGGTGAAATCAGCAAAGAGCAGGAAGCCGCAATGCGTTTGATTTACGACGCAGAGATTGAGGCTGCTGCCAACAAGCAGACCGCGATCAAGCCGGAACCGGCCAAGCCCGTTCAGGCCGCCGCGAATCCCGATCCCGCCGTTGACCCCGTGGCTGAGATGCGCGCGCAAGTCGCCGCCGACGCCAAACGCATCAACGCCGTCAACGCTCTGTGTGCGAAGTACAGCACCGAAGGCAACGTCGACAAACTCGACGAGATTCAGGCCAACGCCATTGCGGAAGGTTGGACTGCGGACGCTACCGAATTGGCTTTGCTCCGCGCCTCGCACCCCAAAGCCCCGGCGGTTCGCAGTGGCGCCAATGTCGCAAGCACCCCAGAAATCCTGGAGGCCGCGCTGTGCCAGGCTGGCGGGCTCGACAAATCCGAGGATCAGTTTGAAGCGCCCACACTGGAGGCCGCGCACAAGGCTTTCAAGGGCCGCATCGGACTGCAAGAGCTTCTGCTTGAAGCCGCCCGAATGAGCGGCTACGCCGGGAATTCTTACCGGCGCGACGAACGGGGCGTTCTTCGCGCTGCGTTCTCAACCGTCGGGCTGTCCGGGATTCTTGGCAACACCGCCAACAAGTTTTTGCTGGCCGGGTTCAACGGTGTCGAGGACTCTTGGCGATCCATCGCGGCCATTCGCGCCGTGAACGACTTCAAGGCCATCACCTCGTACCGCCTCACTGGCAACATGGAGTATGCCGAAGTGGGCGCAGGCGGTGAACTCACCCACGGAACCGTGGACGAGGAATCCTACACCAACCAGGCCAAAACCTATGGCCGGATGTTCGCCATCACCCGGCAGGACATCATCAACGACGACCTCGGCGCTTTGTCCGCGCTTCCCCAGCGCATTGGTCGCGGCGCCGCCCTCAAGCTCAACAAGGTCTTCTGGACCGCGTTCATGGACAACTCAACGTTCTTTGCGAGCGGAAACAGCAACTACGCCAGTGGCGCCAGCACCGCCCTGGGCGTGAATGCTCTTACCGCCGCCGAACTGTTGTTCCTGAATCAAACCGACCCGGACGGCGACCCGCTTGGCGTCGACCCGGCCATTCTCTTGGTTCCAAACGCGCTGTTCGTCACCGCGACCGCGTTGATGAAGTCGCTGGAAATCCGAGACACCACAGCCAGCACCAAGGCACCCATCAGCAACCCGCACGCTGGCAAGTTCCAGGTGGCCAAGACCAGCTACCTCAGCAGCTCCAGCATCACCGGCTACTCAGCCGCTGCGTGGTATCTGCTCGCAGACCCCAAAACGCTCCCGGTTATCGAGGTTGCATTCCTGAACGGGAAACAGACCCCGACCGTCGAGAGCGCCGACGCCGACTTCAACGTGCTCGGCATCCAGATGCGTGGTTATCACGACTTTGGTGTCGCACAGCAGGAATACCGCGCTGGCGTGAAGATGGCCGGCGCGTAAGCGAACCACAACGGGGCGGGTTTCCCCCGCCCCTGACTTTGACCTGTAACCCTCTTCCGTAAGGAGAAAACCAAATGTCTGCAACTTTTGTGCAAGACGGCGACTCGATTGATTACACCCCCGGAACTGCCGTATCCGCGGGTGATGTGATTGTCATTGGTGACACTGTGGCTGTTGCAAAAAAAGATATCGCGGCCAATACCAAGGGCTCCGTGACCGTTGCCGGGGTGTTTGCCTTTGTAAAAGCCGCCACTTCCTCCAGCGCGATCGCAGACGGTGTGAATTGCTATTGGGACGCGGAAAACGAAATCCCCACAACTACCGCTGGGTCCAACAAGCTCATCGGAAAAAGCGTTGGCGCTGCGGACGCCGACGACACCACCGTTGACATCAATCTCAACCAGTAGGCGCCATGTCCTGGAACTCACTCAAAACACAATGCCCGTGGCCGGACTCGCTTCCGGCCATGGACCCCTATGTCCATGGGTGGGTGCTGCACGAAGACGCATGGCGTGACACCCTTTCCCGCCTCACAGACCCCATCGTTCTTGAGGTCGGCGCGTGGACGGGCAAGACCTCTCTGTTTTTGTTGGATGAGTTTCCGGGCTTGCGCCTTGTCGCCGTGGACCTTTGGAACTCAAACTTCAGCGAATACACGAAGTCGTATTGGTCACGCTGGATATCCGAAGGCCGGGTCACGTCCGAGAACACCATGCTGGACCTTTACCGCGTCAACGTGGCCCGTGCCGGGCACATCGATCGTGTGGTAACGGTCCAGGATGATTCTTGTTCTGGCATGCGCGCGGTTTCACAGCACGTAATTCCCGCCGTCGTTTACATTGACGCCGACCATTCCTATGCCGCTGTCAAGCGCGACGTGGAACACGCGATCGCGCTTTTTCCCCGCTCAATCATTTGTGACGATGACTACGAATGGGAGCCTGCGGGCGTTGCCAAAGCCGTTCACGAAATCGCCGACCGTCGCGGATTCGGCGTCCAAACCGTGGGGAGGTTCTGGCGCTATGTGTGATCTCCCGATCCCTGTCAATTTTGATTTGTGTCATGGCGTGGCGTGGCCTACGTCGTTGGTTTTACGCGCCGTCGCAACAGGCGATGACTACTCAAAAGGCGCGGCCATTGAATTATTTGGAGACGCCGTCGCCAGCGAAAAACAATGGACCGACGCCCGCGATTACTGGCGCTATGACCCTGACGGATTCCGCGTTGCACTTCACCCCGCCAGCAATGCCGATATTCTGTTTGACCCTTGGGACGACGCCAACACCCGCTCACATGACGGCGTTCCCCTCGTGTTCAAGCGCTCACCCACACCCACCCCGTATGCCAACACAGTTGTTTATCCTGCATGGCCTAGAAAAGAGACCCTCGGGCTGAACTTTGGGCTTGTCGAACGGACGGAATGCCCGGTTGTGAGCTTTTGCGGCGTTGCAAATCGCCCAGAATGCCGCGCTGCAATGATTGAAGCGTTTCGTGATACCAGCGCCGTTGATTTCCGTCTGACGACCCGCGCCAAATTTGCTCACCCGGGCACGGGCGCTTTCCTGGGCATGATTCGGGAGTCCCATTTTGTGTTGTGCCCCCCAGGCGTGGGCCGATTCAGCTATCGCCTCTATGAAACACTGGCCGCTGGCCGCATTCCGGTTGTCCCCAAAGGTCAACACGCGATCCCGCCAGAAATCGCCAACCGCGTCGTTATCAGCTACGCGACCACCCCAGAAGAGCTTCGCTCGGAATGGGATTCCGACCTGCGCAAACGATGGGCGACCGCCCACATCCAAAACAAATACGTCTGGATGGATTACGCCTCACCACTCGGCGCACTCAAGTGGATGGCGTTGGAGGGGGCCAAACGACTATGAGCCACACCGGAATTCCTAAGATCATCAATTTTGTTTGGATTGGCGGCAAGCCCATGCCCACATGGGCCGCTCGCAATGTCAGACGATTCGCGGAGCTCAACCCGGACTACGAAATCCTGATCCATGACGAACACGCTCTGCGGCCAGAGCATGCCTACGCCTACAACCACACGAGCAGGCTTTGCAGCAAAGCTGACTTGATTAGGTATTCGGCCCTGCAAACTCACGGGGGATGGTATTTTGACGTCGACTTTACCCCGTTCCGGCCCATTGACGACATCGCCAATGCCTACCAGCTTGACGGGTCCAAGTTTTTCATGACCGAGCAGCACGGGCAAATGAACCCGCGCCTGACGGTTGCGAATGGCGTTCTCGCGGCAACCCCAGACCATCCGCTTTGGGCTGAAATAAACAGGGCAATCACGCTTACGAACCCGCCATATGACCGCTGCACTTTTGGCCCAGTTCTGACCACCAAACTTTACCGCACACACCGGAATCAAATCACACTGGGCGCGTGGCCCTTCTTTTATCCAGCCTCTATTTCTGAGGCCGTGGGCGTATACCACGCCTGCCGCCAGAACGGCGACCACTACGCGGCCCGGATCGCCCCCACATGCGGTCAATTGCCTTTCGTCATGCACCTCTGGGCAAACGCTAACAAGCACGACCTGACCTCACCCCCGCGAGTTGTGCCGACTGTCGGCGAGTTCTCCGGCCTGCGCGCCGTTTTCCCGATGCTCGATTGCCAACGGCGAGACGACACACAACCCTTCCGCGCGATCCTGGAAGGGCTCGAACGTATCGGGTTTGAGGTTGACGCGCCTGACCTCGGGGCGCCGGTAAAACTTGCCACAGCCGACCTGATGGTCATCTGGAACGGGCGTAAAGGAAAATACCTCGAATGGGCCGACTCTGCCGCCAAGGCCAATATCCCTACGATCCACATAGAGCACGGGTTCTTCGACCGCCGCGCCTACACCCAGGCCGACCACGCGGGCATTCTCCATTGGGCGTCATGGACGGACAGCCTCAACCGTCCCGCTCCCACTTCTGGCGCGGATCGCCTCACCGCGGTTTGGCCTTACCCCCCTCAGTCGTTCACCAAGCGTCACGGTAATATTTTGGTCATCGGCCAGGTCGCGGGTGATGCGCAACTTGACGATTCTGAAATTCAGCTGTCAACCCCGCTTGAAAAAATGGTTGCGCGTTCTCTCCCGCGTGGAGTGAAAGCGGTCTTTCGCCCTCACCCCGTGTCGCGGCAGAAACTCGCCAAATACATGCCTAGATGCACTGAACCCACGATTGTTGATGCCATTGCCCAGGCGCGGTTTGCCGTGATGATAAATTCCAACGCAGGGAATGAATGCCTTGCGATGGGCTGCCCCGTCCTGTGTTTTGGGCCCGCTGTCTACGCCAAGGCGGGCGTCGCCCTGCAAACGTCCGTTGCCGACTTCCAGATCAACTTTCAACGCATGCTGGACGGATACCTCCCAGATACAGCAAAGGTCCGCAACTACCTGCAGCGGCTTGCCTGCCGCCAGTGGAACCAAGGCGAATGGCGCGACGGCAAGGTCCTGGCCTCTCTCGTTAGAAAGGCCATGGCATGACCGATATCCTGAAAACCGCGTCCGACTGGCTCAACACGCAAAACGCCGCGCATCGCGCCATTTCCGTTACCTACCGCCGTAGCTCCACAACCGCGATCGTCGCCGCCGTCATCGGCAGAACCAAATTCCGCGTCTCGCACGAATACGGACAGTTCGAGACATACGACTCACGCGATTACCTGATTGCCATCTCTGCTCTGTCCGCGTTTGACGAGCCGGAAAGTGGCGACGAAATCATTGAAACCATCGACGGCGTTGACAAGGTCTTTGAGGTCATGGCGCCCGCCGATGAGCCGCTTTTCCGCTACGCCGACCCCTACAGGCAAATCTTCCGCATCCACACGAAATTTGTGGGGGCCGACTCATGACCATCACCCAACTCGCGGAAGCCGTCAAAACGTCGATCAACGGCGCTGACTTCACCATGGCTTTTACTGCCGTCCGCGTGGCTGTCCCTGAGTTCAAACTGAAGGACATGGAAACGCTCCATGTGACTGTTGCCCCGGCTGAACTGGATATCAGCATGCGCTCCCGTGGTTCAGACGTTCACCGCATGGGCGTGGATATCGGCGTTCAAATTCGGCCCGATGACAAATCGAATGCCAGCATCGATCCGTTGGTTTCTTTCGTCACAGAACTTGCAAACCATTTCTCGCGCCTGAAACTCACGGCCAATTCCGAAACCGCAACCTGGAAGAGCGTTGGCGTTGAGCCAGTTTATGATCCAGCGACACTCCGAGAAAAGAATCAATTCCTGAGCGTGATCCATCTGGAATACGAGGTGGACAGACAATGCTAAATATTTCCACCCGTGAATATTTCAATCCGAAGGCAATTGCACGGCCCGTCCGCAACGCCGCTCGCTCAGTGCTCATGAGACAGGCTGCGTACACCCGCGGCGTGGCTCGCAGGAAAATCAGTAAACGCAAAGTCAGTGCTGCGTCTGCCGCAGGAACACCGCCTTATACCCACAACATGGCGCTCAAGCGCTCTATTTTATTCGGCGTAGGTGACGTGTCCGCGGTTATTGGCCCCGCCAGAAGCCTGATTGGCGGCATTGCCCACACTCACGAATGGGGCGGGCGCGAATACAACCTAAAAGGCAATGAACGCAAAAATCAAACGCGCGGTCGTCATTACCCCGCCCGTCCGTTCATGCGCCCAACACTTTCCGACGCCACACCGCGACTCGCGGAGATGTGGCGAAATTCCGTCAGACAACACGCATAGGAGAAAACTGCCATGTCCGCAACGCACGGAATAGACTGCAAGCTGTACCGAAACACTGCCTCTTGGGCCGCCCCCACCTGGAGCGAAATTGACGTGATTCGGTCTATGACTTTGCCCATGACTCGCGACAAAGGCGACGCCTCAACCCGAGGCGACACGTTCAAGGCATATGTCGCCGGGCTCATCGACGCGCCTCTCACGGGCGAAGCGCTTTGGGACCCCTCTGACGCTGGTTTTGCGGCCCTGCTGGACGCCTTCATCGCGAAGACCACGGTTGAACTCGCCATCCTCGACGGCGCGAGCGACGCGGCCGGGTCCGAAGGCCTTCACGCAGATGTCTACGTCACCAAGTGCGAACGCCAGGAAACCATGGACGGGGCAGTTCTCGCCAGTCTGGAATTTGCCATCGCCAAAACGGCGAACGCGGCCGCGTGGATGACCGTCGCCAGCTAAACAGCCCACGCGAGGCAGGCGCGGAATTTGCTCCTTTCGCCGCGCCTGTTTCGCGATAACTCGGAGAACATCATGGCAAGAAAAAACGTTCAGACTTTCAAACCCTTTGAACCGGTTCGCTGCCCAACCTGCGGCGCGGTCGGTTACGTTCGCCCTGGGGGCGCAGCGGCTTTCCGGTGCCCCGCCGGATGCAACCCGCCAGTATTACCCAAGCCCGTGCCAGCACCCAAGCCAGCACCCAAGCCAGCACATAAGCCCAAGCCATCTGAAAACCAAGGCCGGTCGCTTTGTAGCGAACCCGCCGGGCCTTCTGCAATGCCGCTGATTACCAAAAAAACCTGACGCATACACACCAGGAGGGAACCTCATGCAGTCATTCAAAGATTCAACCGGGCGAGCCTGGAACCTCAGCATTGACGTGGGTGCGGTCAAGCGCATTCGCGACCTGCTCAAGGTTGACCTTATGGACGCCATTTCAGATTCCGGGCGCCTTCTCATGAAGTTGGACGGCGACCCATGCCTTCTCGTGGACATCATTTATGTCCTCTGCAAACCCGAAGCCGACGCAGCCAACATCACAGACGAGGATTTTGGGCGCGCCATGATTGGTGATGTTATCGACTCCGCGACTGCCGCATTCCTGGAGGAGTTAGCAAATTTTTTCCCAGGCCGAAGGCGGACGCTTCTGAAGAAGGCCGTGTCGAAGGTAAATCAGGCCCAGAACATGGCAGCGGATCGAGCCGAGAAGGCACTAGACGAAATGGACCTGGAGAAAGTGCTGGACAACGTGACCAATCTCGCCTTGACGGGTGGGACTTCGTCGCTCAATGCGCAGGAATCCTAGGCGTCTCGCCTGATTCCTTCACTCTCGGCGAATTGGTTGAGTATGCGGAAAGGCGGTTGAAAAGCGAATGGACACAGACAAGCGCAATCATGGCCTTGACTGCAAACGTGAATCGCGATCCGAAGTCGCGCCCGTTCACGCCAAACGATTTCAACCCGTTCACGCCGCCTTCGCCGCCGCCAGGCATCCCGATCAACAAACAGAATATCAAGATTCTAAAAAAGCTTTTTGTGGACAACGCTAATGGCATTCGGCGCAGACATTAAAGCAGGTGGCGCTTACGTTGAGATAAGCGCTGATGACTCAAAAATGAAGCGTGGCCTTTTGCGCGCACAGGCCCGCTTGCGTTCGTTTGCCCGCGTCGCCGGAGAAGTCGGCGCGGCCATGACGGCAGCTTCGGCAGCAGCGCTCTTGCCCATGGCGCTATCCGCAAACACGTTTTTGAAGTTCTCCGACCAGATGCTTGAGGCCAAGGCCGTGACATCGGCCACGTCCGAAGAATTCAAGCGGATGACAGATCAAGCGCGTTTGCTTGGCCGAACGACTTCATTCACCGCTCAACAGGTTTCGGAGGGCATGACCGAGCTTGGCCGCGCTGGATTCAAGTCCAAAGATATTGAGGATGCAATTCCCTCTGTTCTCAATCTTGCCCGCGCCACAAGAACAGACCTCGGCGAGGCCGCGACCATCGCCGCAGCGACCATGCGCGGGTTCAAACTCGAAGCCAAAGACACGCTCCGAATTTCAGATATCCTGACTGCTACCGCCAACCGTTCCGCAACAAATTTGACAGACCTTGGCGAGGCAATGAAGTACGTCGCCCCACAGGCCTCAGCCGCCGGGGAATCCCTGGAAGATACTGCCGCTGCGCTAGGCGTTCTCGCAAACAACGGAATCAAGGGATCAATGGCAGGCAACCAGCTTGCCCGCGCCTACAAAAATCTCTCCAAAGAGGCCGCACAATCAAGCCTTGCTGAAATCGGCGTCTCAGCGGTT